CTTCCGCTTCCGGGATTGGACTGACTATCAAGACGACGGCGCCGGCTTCCTGGGTTCGGCGTTCACCGGGTACTCTACAGTTCCCGTGGCCGGCGGCAACGGCACCGCGTCGTACCAGATGTACAAGCTGTACAGCGAGACGCCATTCTACGACTACCGCGTGGTACAGAAGCCATACAATGGCGGGGGTATCAGTATCTACCGCAACGGTGCGTTGGTGACGCCCGGCACAGGTGCGGGCCAGTATTCGCTGGACACCACCACCGGCGTCGTCACGTTTGTTGCCGACGGGCAGAACACCAACATCAGCGCCATCACGCCCGGCGCCACCACGACCATCCCGCTGCTCGGGCCGGTGGCTGGTCTTGTGGTCGGAGACTACGTGTATGTGACGGCCGAGAGCGGCTCCATTGGCGCGTTCCTGAACAACAAGGCGTGGCAGGTGACGGCCATCAGCGGCAGCAACATCACCATCGCGGCCAACACTACGGGCCTCACGGGTGGTACTGGCGGCATGGTGCAGCGGTTTCCGCAGCCTACCGAAACGCTTACGTGGACGGGCATGTTCGACACGCCTTGTCGGTTTTCTAACGACAAGTTCGACGCCGCCTTTACCACGGACGGGCTGGTCACGCTGAACCTTGAAATTGTGGAGATCCGGCTATGAGGACAATCAGCCCCGCGCTGCTTGCCCACCTACAGGGCGACACGCGCACGCTTGCCAACCTGTGGAAGATCACGCGTCAGGATGGCAACGTGTACGGCTTCACCGATCACGATACTGCCATCCTGTTCGGCGGTATCACGTACGGTTCGCTGGGTGGGTTCAGCGCCAGCACGCTGGAGATGAGCAGCGACATGTCTACCTCCAACGCCGAGGTGATCGCGCTGTTCGACGGCGGCCCGGTGAACGAGGCTGACATGCTGGCCGGCGTGTGGGATAATGCGGCCATCACCATTTCGCTGGTGAACTACATGGACTTGTCCATGGGCGCGCTCGTGCTGGCGGGTGGCTTCACCGGCCAATTCAAGATCATGAATGGCAAGTACGTGGCCGAATTCCGCAGCTTGGCGCAGATCATGCAGCAGGAAGTGGGGCAGATCTACTCGCCCACTTGTCGCGCCAGCTTGGGTGATAGCCGCTGCAAGGTGCCGCTCGGGCCGCTGACGTACAACGGCACCGTGGCGACTGTGCCGAATTACATGCAGATCACGGACCCGGGTCTGACGCAAACCGGCCCCACGTCGCAAGTGAACGACAAGATCGGCTACACGGTGCCGACGCAGAACCCGTACACGATACAGATCGTTCCGCCCACCGGGGGCGGTTTTGTGGCGAACGTCAGCGTGACAGACGCACAGGGCAATGTGTGGACACAGGTGAGCGGCGCGCCGAACACCATGCAATACAACGTGAGCCCGTCTGGGCTCTATACGTTTTCGGCAGGCGACACCACCAAGCGGATCTTCATCAACTACACGTATAGTCTGGCTTATTTCGCATACGGTACTATCACGTTCACGTCCGGGCAGAACAAGGGCTTCAAGACCGAAGTCAAGACGTCCAGCGTTGGCTCGCTTACGTTTGCGCTGCCGCTGCCGTACAAGCCGGCGCCCGGAGATACATACACCGTAGTGGCCGGGTGCGACCGCCAGTTCGGCACCTGCAAGGCGCGGTTCAACAATGTGGTGAACTTCCGTGGCGAGCACTTGCTGCCCGGCACCGATAACCTCGTACGCATTCAGAGCAACTGACATGGAACTCATTACTCGCGATCAAGTGGTGGCCGTGGCGCGTAGCTGGATCAATACACCGTACCGGCATCAGGGGCGTATCAAGGGCGAGGCCGTGGATTGCGGCGGGCTCATCATTTGCGTGTGCAAGGAGCTGGGTCTGACCGAGTTCGACTTCACCAACTACGCGCGCCACCCGGACGGCAGCTTGGATGACATGTGCCTGGAGCACATGGAGTTCGTTCCGCCGGCCGAGGCCAAAGCCGGCGACGTGGTGCTGTTCCGCTACGAAAAGCTGAATTCCCACATGGCGATGATGACCGGGCCGGATACCATCATCCACGCGTTCATGGCGCGCCGCAAGGTGGTGGAGCACCGCATCGACGCACAGTGGCGCGCCAGCATGAACGCGGCGTACCACATCCCCGGCGTGGAGATGTAAATGGCCCAGTTCATTCTCGGCGGCATTGGCGCCGTAGTCGGGTTCTACTTCGGCGGCCCCAGCGGGGCCATGATGGGCTTCAGCATCGGCTACGGGCTGGGTGGTCTGCTATTTCCTGAACACCACGACGGCCCCAACCCCGCCGATGTCAAGCTGCAGAACAGTGCGTACGGCCTCGCCATCCCGTGGAACTACTCCATGTTCCGGCAGTCCGGCAACGTCATCTGGATCAGCCCGCCCACCAAGCACAGCGAGGACCAAGGTGGCAAGGGCGGCCCTACCGTCACCACGTACAGCTATAGCGTGAGCTGCGCTATTGCGCTGTGCGAAGGGCCGATCCAAGGTATTCGCCGCATCTGGGCCAACGGTAAGTTGATCTACGATGTGTCGAACCCGAGTAACTTCCCGCAGATTGCCGGCAGTGCCAACATGGTGAACAACTTCACCGTGTACTACGGCGACGAAAGTCAGTTGCCTGACCCAGTGATTGAATCGTACGAAGGCGCCGGCAATGTTTCCGCCTTCCGTGGGTTGGCGTACGTGGTGTTCAAAGACTTTGACCTGAGCCCGTACGGCAGCTACATCCCGCAATTCTCGTTCGAGGTGGTGACGGGCGTGCCGCAGTACATGGGCAGCGTCAACAGCGCATCGTTCAACTACCCCACGGCATACTCCAGTATTTTCGAATGCCCGTACATCACGGCTGAATCGGCTGTGTCTTTCGGGTTCGGCTACTTCCTGGGTTATCAAGGCATTCTGGTTTCCAAGCTGACCGCGTACGGCAACGTGGAGCAGGGCTTTGTGCAGGGCGCGCCGACGACACCACAGGATACGGGTGACTGGTATGGCATCAGCGATATTCCGGGGTTCATCTGCCGCACCAACGACCCGTTCGCACTTGCCAACTTGGTAGCCGGCTGGTTCGATAATAACAACGGCACGAGCGAACTGCCGTCGCCCATCTACGGCATTCCGGCGTGGAACGGCGCCCTCCAGCGGCCGCAGTACATTGTAGACCGCAACGACGTATTCACCATCGCCACCGCGTTCAATACGAACCCGGGCGGTACCATCTACAAAGGTAGCATCGACAATTTGTACTACTCGGCGCGGTCTTCGCAGCCGGGCGAGTGGCGGCTTATCGGCTGTACGGCTTCGTACCTGTACGCGCTGGATATCGGCTGGAACGGCAGCACGCCAGCCATCCACCGATTCAACCGCGCCGACATGTCCTATGCCGGCTTGTTCGCGTACATGCCGGCAGGTTGGCAGGCGCAGCCCGATCCGGCATGGCCCGGCTGCGTGGCCGACGACCAAACGGTGTACATCTGCAATCAGTTTGCGCAGCAGGTATGGCGTGTAACGCCCACAGGTTACTCGCTGCACCTTGACTACGGCACCACGCCGCCGTTCGGTCTGGTGTCCATGCAGAATTTTGTGCGCATTAACGACAACCTGTTCGCGTTCACCAACGGCAGCTCCGGCTCTTCGCAGAATCTGTACTGGCTGCACCGCACGCTTGGCATCGGCAGCCAGACGGTGAGCAACATCATTGACGATATGTGTACGCGCGCCGGGTTGCAACCGACGCAGTGGGACAGTACGTCTTGTACGGATCTGTGCTACGGCTACGGCGTGACCAATCACAGCAGCCTGCGCAGCGACTTGGGGCCGCTGCAGTCAGCGTACTTCTTCGACGTTGCGGACTCAGAAGGCAAGCTGAAGTTCGTGCGGCGCGGCAAGGCACCGGTCGGCACCATCCCGTGGTCGGATCTGGGCGTTTCTTCGTCTGAAAAAGATGAATATGCGCAGAACCCGATTCAAACCACACGGCTTGACGAGCATGAGCTCAGCAAGTCGTACGCCATGACGTACTTCGGGCTGAACAACGACTACAACGACAACACGCAGAACGCCTTCCGCTCGGCCACCACGTCCAACAAACAGAGCACGTTGCGTGCGCCCATCGTGTTGGCGGACAACGATGCGCTGGTGCGTACGCAAGCGATGCTGTGGTCGGAATGGATTCAGCGCGAGTCGTTCCAATTCTCTACCTCGCTGCAATATCTGATCTACGAACCGTCGGACGTGGTGTATCTGCAGCACGCGGATGGCTCGCTGTCCACCGTGCGTCTGACCAAGTGTGCGTTCGACGGTATGGACCAACTGAAGTGGGACGCCGTGATGGAAGAGCCTTCCATCTACCCGAACGCAGCGTACTCCGCGCAAGGCGGTTCGGCTGACGGCCAGCCCGGGCAGCAGATCGACTACAGCGGCCCCACCATCCTGCGTGTGCTGGACTCGCCGCCACTGCGGGATTTGGATAGTTCAGCGGGGCTGTATGTCGCTGCATGTGGGCCGGTGGATAGCTGGAATGGCGCGGTTGTCAGCGTGTCGCGCAACAACGGCGGCACGTACACTGTGTTCGATACCGTGACCAAGCCTACGGTCATGGGTGTGTGCACCACCGTGCTCGGCGGCTATTCCGGCGGCAATTTCCCCGATGAAGGCAATACCGTCACCGTGCAACTGTATTCGGGCACGTTGGCATCCGTCAACAACACCGACTTCTACAACGAGGTGAATACTGCTATGATCGGCGGTGAGATCGTGTGTTTCCGCGATGTCATCCCGCAAGGCGGTAACGTCTACTTGCTACGTGGGTTGATTCGTGGCCGGCAGGGTACGGAATGGGCCATCGGTACGCACGGCCCGCGCGAGCCGTTCACGTTCCTGAACCCGAACAGCATCCTGCGCGAGGCGCTGTCTGTGAGCGATTTTGGTACCACCATGCTGCACCGCGCGCAGACCACCAGCATCATCCCCACTGCGCCCGGCGACCCCGTGAGCACCACGGTCGGGGTGGCCTGCATCAAGCCGTTTGCGCCTGTGTTGTTCGGGGCCTTCCCCGGCGCGGGCGCAGGCACTGGTGGCGCCCACGATACGCTGCTCCGATGGACTCGTCGGGCGCGTGTGAACAATGCATGGAACAACGGCTACGACGTGCCGCTAGACGAGTCCTCAGAGAGCTACACGGTCCAGGTCATGACGTCGGGTGGGGTGGTCAAGCGCACGGCTGTCGTAACCGGGGCCACAACGTTTCTGTACACGCAGGCCATGGCGTCTGCCGATGGTTTCAGTGTCGGGAACACCGTAAAATTCTCGGTAGCGCAAAACAGCGACCAAGGCGTGCTCGGCTACGCGGCCACTGTAAGCTCTACCATTCCATAATCAGAGGACGAAATGTCTGACAGCACCTCTCTTCTCGACCAGATCAGCTCCACGCAGGCGCAGAAGGAAGTCACTGCGAATGCGTTGTTCGACGCAGCCAGCCCCGCCACGCTGTGGGGCCGACACGCCAGCGCCACCAGCGGTCTCGTCTGGGGGTACTACGGCGGCAACTACCAAGTCGGCGGTACGGCCAATGCTGTCGCCAACGGTACGGTCACGCTGACGGCAAGCACGACGAACTATATCTACGCCAGTGCCACGACCGGCGCTGTTTCCGTGAATACTACGGGGTTCCCTGCAGGGAGCATTCCGCTTTATCAAGTGGTGACCGGCAGCTCCACGATCACGAGCTGGAGCGACAAGCGCTGCTATCAGCCGTCCGCCGTGTCGGGTGGGGGTGGTAGCGGCACGGTCACCAGCGTAGGTCTGACCGCGCCATCGCAGTTCACCGTGACCGGCTCGCCAGTCACCACTAGCGGTACGCTCGGACTTACGTGGGCCAACCAGAACGCCAACCTCGTGCTGGCCGGTCCGACCACCGGCGCTGCGGCCGCACCCACGTTCCGATCGTTGGTTGGTGCGGACATTCCGGTATTCGGTCCCAGCGGTACCGGCCACGCCCCGGGCGGTGTCCCTGACCCCGGCGCCACGACCGGCACCACGCGATATCTGCGCGAGGACGGCACGTGGGCCGTGCCCGCAGGTGGCGGCGGGGGCAGCGGTACGGTCACCAGCGTGGCGGCCTCTGGCGGCGTGGAAACCGATCAGGGCGGAGCCATCACCGCTTCCGGTACCATTCGCGAGGCCATGTATCTCGCAGGTGGTGCCATCCAAACCGCTGCGTACACGTTTGTGACTGGTGACCGTGGCAAGACGCTAGTCACCAACAGCTCCAGCGCCGTTTCGCAAGCATTGCCTACGCCCACCAGCGGCGTGACGAGCAACTTCCCGGCTGGCTGGCTGGTCAACATCGAGAACATCGGCACCGGCACGGTCACCGTCGCGCCGCCCACCGGCACCAAGCTGGACGGGGTCACCAACGGTACGTTGGCGCTTGCGCAGAACACCGGCGCCACATTCTTCACCGACGGCACGGACTACTACTCCATTCGGGGTGCAGCCACGGGCGGCGGCGGTTCGCCGGGCGCGGCACCAAACATCGTTCAGAAAGCGAGCAACACGGCCAACAACAGCCCTTGCACGGTGACGCTCTCCTCGGCACCTACGCCGGGCAATATGCTCGTGGCGGTGATCGGCGGGCATGTTTCCTCCACCGGGGCGCTTACGCCCGCATACGCGAGTACGGATGGCTGGGGCACTGCGTGCTGGATTCAGAACCCGAACAACGGTATCGCCATTCTGGTGAAACCTGTGGTATCCGGCGACGGTACGAGCTGGACGTTCACCATGGAGTCGAACATCACCGTCGCGCTGTACGAAGTCAGCGGCGCTGGTATGGCGCTGGGCTATGCCAGCATCGGCAAGGTGCCGGGGTCCAGCACGGCCAGCAGCACAGGCGCGGGTGCCGGGCTGCCGTGCCAGAACACGCTTGTCATCACAGGCTTTGAAAACGACGCAGGCGCGGCCTACGCTTCCGCCGTCTCCAGCGGCTGGACGATTGACGTTGGCGGCTCAGCAGGCCCCATGGCAAACCACGCTACCGTGAGCGTGAGCGGCAAGCCGAGCAGCGGCGGTGCGCTGACCCCGCCTGTCATCACGTGGAACGGGTCCAGCACGTCGCAGGCTGTGGTCAGCGCCACGGTGGTGCTTGCGCCGGCCAACTTGGGTGCTTCGGGCGGGAGCAGCGGCAGCAGTTCCGAGATCCGGAACGCCATCGTACTCAACGGATACTATTCAATCCTGAATCCGTCTGTGGTCGGCCCCAACGTCACCACGGCCAACCCCGCCACGGGTTCGATCTACTTCTTGCCGATTGTCGTTCACCGGCCGATGACGATCAAGCCCAGCTTGTACGTGACGACGTCGGACGCCGGCTCCACGTGGAAGGTCGGCATCTGGGCACAGGACTCCACCACCGGCATGCCGGGCGCGCTGCTGAAGCAGTTCGGCAACATCAACACGGCCGCCACCGGCTTGCAGCAGTCGTCGGATACGTACGACATTCAACCCGGCACGTACTGGATGGGCGTTTCGCCCAGCAGCGGCAACGTGACAGTGCGTGCGCTCAGCCTCGCCAGCGGCACGGGGTATGGCATTCCCGGGCTGCTGGGTTTCCCGTCGTCTGTGCTCAGTTCTGGCAATACCACGTACGGCGGTTTGCTGGCCTCGTGGACTTATGGCACCACGCTGCCGGCAGGCGGCTCACTGACGTTCTCCGACACAACCACCAGCTACAAGGTGTTCTTCCAAGTCACCAACCAATTGTAAGGGGCGGGAAATGATAGACACTGAAAAAGAAGACCGGCTGCGGGAGATCATCCGCGAAGAGCTGAAGCCAATGGTCACCGATGCGGTGACCGGCGCGGTCAACGACGCAATCAAGGATTTCACCACCGACTTCTACGCCGAGGTAGGCAAGGGCGTGGTGAAGAAGGCGCTGTTCACCATTGGCATGATCGCCGTCTACTTCGCATGGAAGTTCGGCCTTCTGCCGTTCATGAACCAACCGAAGTAATAACCGGAGCACCACCATGAAACGATTGTTCACCGCCGTCGCGGCTGCCTTGCTGGCCTTCGCAGCGCAGGCACAGACCATCACCACCGACCGATGGATGCAGCCGGACACCGGCCAGCCGAAGACGTTCACCAACTCCTTGAATGGTCACACGTACACCAGCGCGGACGGCATGCCGATCACCGCGCAGGCCGTGGATGTGCCGTACATGCAGGCTAACGGTTGGCACATCGCCATCAACTCCAACGTGCCATTTGTGCGCACTGTCAACGGCCAGAGCGGCGAAGTCACGGTGGAAGCCAAGGACGTGAACGCGCTGGGCACCGACGGCGGTACCATGACCAGCGGTCTGCTGGACGTGCGCAAAGCCAACACGCAACCCCCGTTCTGGGTGCGCATGGCGACCAACGCCAGCCAGAACGGCGTGACCTCCATCGGCCCGGGCGCTGAGTACATCCGCCTCGGTGGCGGCGAATGGAACGTCAACAGCTACCGGCTGATCGGCTTTGGCTACACCATCAACCCCACGGACTACGCGCCTGCGTACATCGGCTACCAGGAAATCGTGAAGACCGGCAACACGAACGGCAATCTGCTGTTCGCGACGCGCACCGCCACCACCAATTCGGCGCCGGTGGTTCGGTTCCAGATCAACGCCGATGGCAACCTGCTGGCCGCCGCTGGCTACACGCCACCTGTGCCGCAGTCGCTTGCAACCAAAGCCTACGTCGATGGGCTGCCCCTCGGCACGGTGCGCCAGCTGGCCAGCAATACCAACATCACCACATTGCGTGACTGGGACTACTTTCTGCTGAACGGCGTGACTTCGTTCGCGTTGCCGAACATCAGCACCGTCACGGCGGCGGGTACCCGCGCAGGCTCTCACATGATTGTGGCGAACTGGAAAGGCGGCGCCGTACCCGTTTCGTACCCGCAATCGTGCTACATGCCCACCGGCGCATGCCCCACGGCGCTCAACGTGGGTGACGTCTACATGTACCAGATTGACGGAAACGTGTGGCGCGCCACCAAGATCGCCGGCAGCCAGAAGGGCTACGCCAACGTGGTGACGAACGGCTCCGTGCTGGCTTACGGCAACGCCTATGCGTACAGCGGCAGCGCAGCCGGTGCGATTCTGCCTGCGTGCGCGAACAACGTCAAGGACAACCTTACGTTCCTGAATATTGGCTCGGCCGATACCGTGCTGACGGCTGCGGTGGCCGACAAGATTCAGACCGGCACCGCGAGCAACCAGACTAGCGTGGCTGTGCCGCGTGGCGCAGCCGCCGACATGTACTGCAACGGCGCTGGCATGTGGCTGGCAGTTGTCAAGTGAGGCGATCATGATCAAACGCATTTTCAATGAGTTCTTCAAGCCGCTGCTCGACCCCGCCGCATGGCTGATGATCATTCTCGGCAGTGTCTTGTTTGCTGCCCGCCTGCCGGTGGCAGCCGACCACTGGGCTAACCTGCCCGTACTGGTGACGTTGTTGCAGATTGCAGGCGGCATCTTCATCATCTGCGGATTCGCGCTGGTTTCCAGCCGTCTGTTTTGGGCCAAGTTGAAGTATGACAACCTGATGAGCATGATCCGCTCGGGCAACTTGGCCGCCGCCTACGTGCTGTGCGGGCTGAAGATCTTCAATGGTCTGAGTATCATCGGCTTCGCCATCTGGCTGGCCTTGGGGTTCAACGGCGGGGTGCGGTGATGGCCAAAGTCAGAATCGTGCGAGACGCCGCTGGCGGCTTCTATGGGCTGAAGCTGATGTGCCCTGGCTGCCGCTGGCCGGACGGACGACCCGACGCCCACATTCTGCAGGTGGCGCCGCCTGCGGGTGAGGTGGAGTCGGTCGCCTCAGTCGGTAAACCAAGATGGGGCTGGAACGGCAGCTTCGACGCACCGACGTTCACGCCGAGCCTGCTCACGTGGTGGGGCGAAGAAGGCACCGAACGCTACCATCGGTGTCATTCGTTCATCACCGATGGCAAAATCCAGTTTCTGGACGACTGCACGCACGCCCTTAAGGGCCAGACCGTGGAGTTGCCAGACGTCACCGACGGAGATGAGTGATGCTACCCACCGCAGCCAAGGGCGTCATCGCGATACTGTGCAGCCTGCTGCCCAGCATGTGGGCCGACGCACCGCTGCGAGACGCTCTGCCCGGCCAGATTGAGCAGGAGACGTGCCCTTCGCTGCAGTCTAGCAAGTGCTTCAACCCGCGTGCCGAACTACGGACGGAGCGCGAGTACGGCTTCGGCCTAGGGCAGCTTACCGTCACGTCGCGGTTCAACGCCTTCAACGAGGTCAAGGCGCAAGCTCCCGCACTGCTGGGGGATTGGCAATGGGCCGACCGGTACGACACGCGCCGCCAGCTCATTGCTCTGCTGGTGATGGACCGTGCCCACTACCGCGCGTGCCAGCCGCTGATGGACGGCGAGCTGAACTCCATGGCCTGCATGCTGGCCAAGTACAACGGCGGCGCCGGTGGCTTCAATGCGGATCGGCGCCTGTGCAGCAATACCGCTGGGTGCAACCCGCGCATCTGGTTCGGCAACGTCGAGCAGACCAGCACCAAGCAGCGCACCACGGCCAGCGGGTACGGGCAATCGTTCTTTGACATCAACCGGGGTTACGTGCGCCA